CTAGTCTTTAGACCTGCAAGGTTTTGATTAGTAGTATGTATGTCTCCATTAATAACCTCTTCAATATATTCAGGGTCATTCATGTAATGAGCTAACATTCTAAGTTCTAATCCACTAGCATCTATACCTACAAGCTTACGTCCTTCAGGTATAGTCCAACATGAACGACACTCTTTACCATAAGGACTACCTGCATTAGGTACTTGTGCCATGTTAGGATTTCTGTGTGTCATTCTACCTGTAATAGTACCATTAGGTATTACACTACCATGAACTCTATCATCTTTAAGTTCATCTATCCAAGATGTAACCTGTGCAATTCTTTTCTGATAGAGTAAGAAGTCTGCAATCAACTTAGCTTCTCTGATGTGTTCAATCTTTTTCAGAGTACCTTCGTCTACAATTGGTTGTCCTGTTGGTGTAAACTTAACAGGCTTCCAACCAAAGTCTATGAGATATTCTCCTATCTGCTTACGACTACCTAGATTAAAGTCAACTAACTTCTGTCTCATAAAAGGTTCAAAGTTATTTGTATCTAAACATCTTTGATACTCATCATCAGTCATACCACGTTTAGATAACTGTCCGTCTTTCTTAATGTAAGGTGTAACTAATTTATCATCTACAAGTTTAGGTTTAAAAGTATTATGCACTTCATCTTCTACCTTTAACTGTTTGTCTTTTAGTTCAGCCAGTAGTTCCATAGCTTGTTGAGTATTAAAAAAGAATCCGTTCTTCTCTTGTTGCTTTATTATCTTAGCCACATTATGTTCAAGACTAACAGATTCTTCACTGAATATCTTACCTTCTTTTATTAAGAAGTTATATACAGCTTCGTTTAATCTTACATCTTGAACACAGTAGTCTAACATAGCAGGTGTAAACTCATCAAAGTTTTCAGGTTGCTCTTGTTTCAAACAACCAACACGCCATCCCCAAGCCTTCAAACTATGTCCGTTCTCACGGATAGGATTGAATAGTCTTGACATGACAAGCGTATCTTCTAACTTGTTAGTGAGTTTAGCACCATGCAGTTTTTGCAACACCGGTATATCATAGCCTATGATGTTGTGTCCAATCAATACATCAGCATCTTCTAGGAACTTAATCCCTTCAGCTATCTGAGTGTTATCAAACTTATGGACAGCACCATTTAATTCTTTAGCTACAATACACCACACAACTGTAGGGTCTAAGCCATCGGCTTCGATGTCAAATATTATTTTAGAATTGTTCATTGTCAAATGTTTCCTCCTCTGATACTTCAAACAGTCTACCTGTATCAGCGTTATATCTAAGACCACAAGCTAATCCTGTGTCTCCAGTGTACCTAGACTTAAGCACACGAACCTTGGTAAGGTTAGCTTCTTCGGGATTAGTTGCCTGTTGATTTCTCTCTAGTGCAATTACACAATCCGATAGTTGTGCTATACCTTGTGAGCCTTTGAGGTGGGATAGGGACACTTCAATACCTTGCTCATGTCCTTTATCTCCTGCTGCTCTTCTTAAGTGGGATACTAATATCATACCTACACCAGTCTCTTCAACTAAGCTACGTAATCTATTCATCAACATATCAATACCTCGTCTTTCATCTCCTTCGTGGAGAACATTGACGAGCATATGTAAGTGGTCAACGATTACCCATTTACATTCACATCCTACAATAATATATCTAAGCTTGGCAAAGATATCATCAATGTCAGTAGCACCTAAGTGAGAGTGAATGAACACCCTGCCTGAAGGGATAGCCTTATCAAACAAACCCATAAGGTCATCGTCTGAATAATTCTTACGCTTCTCTGATAAATATATCCTATCGTTAGCTTCGATAGATAGTATACCATCAGCAGTTCTCAACCAGTTCTCTTCAAGTGCTACAATACCTACATTGTCTTCCGTGTTCTTAATAAGCCAGTGTTCTAGTTCTCTTGTCACACTAGACTTACCGAGACCTGTGCCACCTGTAAGGGTAACAAGTTCTCCTTTACGCATACCATATAACTTCTTGTTAAGTCCGTCCCATGGATATGCAATACTCTCCTTCTCTTCTCTATGTAACCAGTCAGCCTTTTGGGATGACAGTTCCATGATACCTGAAGGAGTATACGTTTTAGAATTCCACCAAGCTTGGGTAAACTCTTGGAACTTCTTCTGCTTAAGCATTTCGTTTGCATCTTTGAACCCATTAGGGAACGACATGATTCTAGTTTTGTTAGGCTTTAGTATCTTAGCTACAGCTTTAGCTGCATCTTTACCTGCCTTGTCATTATCAAAACATAGAACTACATTGTCAAATGATTCTACAAACTCAATGCTCTCTCGTATATCTTTAACAGCAGCCGAAGCTCCACGCTTTAAAGATACTACCGACCACTTACCTTGGAAGAGTTCATGTACTGCCATAGCATCACACTCTCCTTCGGTAATGGTCAGGTACTTACCACCTGTATTTCCATACAGTTGTTCTCCAAATAAACCTGTGTCCTCGAATGTTCCATTACATGTGAAGCCTTTGTTAGATACAAACCTTGTCTTAGTACCAACAACTTCACTACCATTAAAGTATGGGTAAATATGTTGGGCAACATTATTGTTTCTATCCTTGACTATCTTAACACCGAACTTGGTTGCTGTGTTTTCAGAGATACCTCTGTCAGTTAAAGCACCATAAGCACCAGTGTATGATGTAAGAAATGTGTTATCGGGTTTGGGTTTACTTGTCATTTCAATTACCTTTCCTGTTGATTCGTTGTCATAGTCTGTAAAGAATGTATTACAACTAAAGCATTTAGCAGAACCATTCTCATTCAGAGAGACAGCATCACTGCTACTACATTTAGGGCAAGGTAATTTGTGTTTAATAAATTGTGTTCGTTCTTGTTGCATTCTATCTCCATTAGAATGGCTAGGCTTTTACACCTAGCCGAGTTATATTTATTCAGACTCGTCAGATACCTCTGCTTCGTCTTCCTGTTCTACGACAGCTTCAGGACTTTCTTTCAGCACAGCTTCAAGATTATTCTGATGTCCTTGTGAAGCATAGTTCAAAGCTTCGACTAGTACATTCAACGTGCCTATCTTACTGATAGACACATTAGCACCTGCTCTTCTTTGTTCATCTTCAATCTTTGAAACATCATAGACTGATTCACCGTCATCGTTTTTAATAGTAATAATCATATTAAAATTCCTCGTCATCATCAAAAAATTCAGAGCCGTCCTGAGCCTTGTACTCCACCAAGTCTACAATCTGAACAGCTTGTAAGTCAAGACCTTTCCCTGCCTTACCTGCATATTCCCAATCGTATTCATTGTACTGTACTCTAATCTTAGAGCCATTACCTACAGCAAGATTAACTTCCTGTTTGTTTTGGTCTAGTAATCTAGGTGCAACCCTGACCATTCCATTTGGTCCATTGACTTTACGTTTGATTACTATAGCAGAACCTTCATCCATCTGCTTAATGGTATGTCCACGAGTTGCAAAGTCATTTGCAGTCTCTTCATCAACAACTAAGTTGACTGTGTACATTGGTTCAAATGTGGTATTAGGCTCTTTAATACTTGCCCAATACGCAGTTCCTTCTACTATCATATTTACCTCCTACGGTTTAGTTAATAGTTCGTTAAAAATAGGGAGAGTTTTGAGCTGACTACTCTCGAAGTCATGGACTGAAGCCAAACCAAATAGTTTAGTATTTGGAGATAGAGGGCTTAAAGTTCTTTGGTTACTCGTCATCATGTTGCACATTGTATCAGAGTTGCTCATCAATGTCAAGCATTATATCACCCATTGTGTAAATACTTTCATCACAAAGTTTAACATAAAAGTCTTTGCCCTGCCAACGTACCTCATATGCTATCTTGTTTTCATATAGTTCTTCAAGATGTTTGCTTAACCAATCTTCAAAGTATCTGAATTGTTCTCTGTTTAGTTTTGTAAATCCTTCGTTCATATTAATCCTTATATTGTTTATAAAATTCTTGACAAAATTCAGGTTCATCTACTACATCTTTAAAACAATTCATAACTCTAGTATATGAATCATTTTTATATTGATTGTTTAAAGCAAACAAAGCAATTAACAATGCTATTATTATTCCTATATAGTTTATATCTTTTATATTAAATTTCATTTTGTATCTTATCCTTTTTTCTTTTATCATTATATTTA